TACAAACATATCTCCTCTTGTTTCTAGTGGCGTTGCATTTATAGATTTTGCAGATATATCTTTTACTGGAGTTACTTTAACTGCAGCAGGAGCTTTGATTTACAATACATCAAATACTAACGCAGCAGTATGCGTATTAGATTTTGGTGGAGATAAATCAGCAACATCTGGAACTTTCACAATTCAGTTTCCAGCAGATACAACATCAGCGGCTATTCTAAGAATCGGCAACGCGTAATAGGAGTTAACCTATTATGGCAGCAGGTTGGGGAATATTCGGTTGGAATACAGGTTCTTGGGGCGACCAAGGAACTATTGTTGAAGTCAATAATCCATTAGACGTAGCTTGGGGAAAACAAACTTGGGGCTATGGATCTTACGGTGGAACAAATAATCTTCCATTATCATTAGGTACAATCAATGTTGCAATTGATAATGAAATTTCATTAACTGGTTTACAATTAAATTTATCATTAGGTACAGTTCAAGCTTTTGGATTAGCTGAAGTTTCAGTTACTGGTCAACAATTAAATATTTCTTTAAATTCTGTAACTGCAATAGGAAATTCTCAAATAGATGTAACAGGTCAACAATTAAATATTGTTCAAGGTGATGAAGCTATAGATATAAGTGTTATTGTTGATGGTATTGGTTTACAATTAAATTTATCATTAGGTGAAGAAAGTGTAACAGGAACAGGAAATGTTGATTTAATAGGTCAACAATTAAATATTACATTAGGAGATGAAACTGTAGATGTAAGCTTTACAGCTGAAGTAACAGGAGAACAATTAAATGTAGCTGAAGGAGAAGTAGATCCAAGTCCTGATGCCACTGTAACAGGTATTGGAATGACTGTTTCTTTAGCTATTGGAACAGTAGTTATAGGTACTGGTAATGTTACATTAACAGGTGAACAGTTAAATATTAGTCAAGGAACAGCTACAGCTGAAGCTTTAACCCCAGTAAATGTTACAGGATTACGCTTAAATATTGCAGTTGGATCAGTATTTGCAGGAGCTACGGCAGTTATTCCAGTTACTGGAAATGGATTGACTATATCGTTAAATAGTATTAATAATCAAATCTGGACTGAAGTAAATACCGGAACTGATGCAACTTGGACAGAGATTGACACAGCCGCATAGATTTTATAAAAATAATTAATTAAGGAATTAATATGGTATCAAGTTATTCTACAGATCTTAAACTAGAACTCATGGTCACAGGCGAAAACGCCGGTACATGGGGAGATATTACAAATACAAATTTAAATATTTTACAGCAAGCTATTGCTGGTTATGAATCAGTTGCATTAAATGCAACAACAGGTGCAACATTAACTTTTTCAAATGGTGTTACTTCTAACGGTAAAAATGCCGTTTTAAATTTAACAGGAACTTTAACTTCTTCAGTTAACGTTGTTATTCCAGATGGTGTTGAAAAAACATATACTGTTAAAAATGCTACAACTGGATCTTTTGCAGTTACTTTTAAAACAACTTCAGGATCAGGAGCTACTTGGGCAGCTGCTGACAAAGGTGTAAAATTACTATATTCTGATGGAACTAATGTTATAGATGTTAACTCTCAAATAAACACTATTAACGCTCTTACTTTGCCAACATCTGCTGGGACAAGTGGGGATGCTATAATTACCAATGGTTCTGGTATTTTAAGCTTTGGGGCAGCAGGTATTTCAACAGGAAAAGCTATTGCAATGGCAATAGTTTTTGGATAATATTAATAAGGAGATAAATTATGGCAAATCCAAATATAGTAAACGTAACTTCAATTCTAGGCGAAACAACGTATGCTGCTTTGACAACAACACTTACAACAGTATTGTTAGCAAATTCTGCAGCTTCAGGAAAAGTTTATAAAATTAATTCAATTATGGTTGCAAACGTAGATGGAACTAATGCTGCCGATGTTACAGTAGATATTAATACTGCAGCGGGTGGTGGTGGAACATCTTATGCTTTAGCTGCAACTATTTCTGTACCAGCAGATGCAACACTAAACTTGGTTGATAAAAATTCTTCTTTTTATTTAATGGAAGATAAATCAATTTTAGGTGGAGCAAGTGCAAACGGCGATCTTGAAATAATTATTTCATACGAAATCATAAATTAATCGGGGGTTCAGGCTATGTCTAATGGCGGAATTATCGGACCGGTTAATGATCCAACATCCACTACAGTTGTAACAACATTTACAGCATCAGGAACATATAATTATCCAAATCAAGCAGCACCAGGTGAAGTTGACTATTTAGTTGTGGCTGGAGGAGGCGGTGGAGGTGGTAGACATGGAGGCGGAGGAGGAGCCGGCGGTTATCGTACTTCATTCCCAGGTGGAACAAAATTAAGTTTATCAGGTGGAACATCTTATCCAATACAGGTTGGAGGTGGAGGAACAGCAGGAACTTATGCTTCTCCAGGAGGACCTAATGTAAGTGGAGGTTCAGGTACTCCATCTATACTTTCAACTATAACTTCTACAGGTGGAGGAGGAGGTGGAACAGAAGGTAGTGCTGGTCCTTGTGCTGCAACTGTACTCGCAGGTGGATCAGGAGGTGGAGGTAATGGAGCTACAGGACCTAATGCAGGAGGTAATGGTAATTCACCACCAGTAAGTCCTCCACAAGGTAATGCAGGAGGAGCTGGACTTGGTGGACCTACTTATGATGGAGGAGGAGGTGGAGGAGCTTGTGCAGCAGGTGTAGGTGCTCCAAGCACTAGTAATGGTGGAGCAGGTAAAGCTAATTCAATTTCAGGATCACCAGTAACTTATTCAGGCGGTGGAGGTGGTGCTAGATTTCAAGGTCCTTCAGGACCTACAATTGGAATTGGTGGAGCAGGAGGAGGTGGAAATTCTGGAGGATGTCCTACAAGACCAGGAGTAGCAGGAGCTGGAACAACTAATTCAGGTGGTGGTGGAGGTGGTTTTAGTGGTATACTTAATCCTCCTGGACCAAGTAATACTGGTGGTCAAGGAGGTTCAGGAATTGTTGTCGTATCAGCACCAGGAGTGAAAGTCGCATCCGGCGTCTGGTCACTACAATGTCAATACAATTTCAAGAAACAAGGAACGTGGACACCGAGTGCTCCATTTAATGTAGATTATTTAGTAGTAGCAGGTGGAGGAGGTGGAGGTATTTCAGTAGGAGGAGGTGGAGGAGCAGGTGGTTATAGAGCATCAGGATTTGGACCAGCACCTTTACAAGGATCTTCCTTGACATTAGTAGTAGGAACATCTTATCCAGTAACAGTTGGATCTGGAGGAGCAGGATCAACAGTAAATAATGGAGCAACAGATGGATCAGATGGAACTTCATCAATATTTTCAACAATAACTTCTACAGGTGGTGGAGGTGGAGCTTCTTATACTTGTAGTTCTGGTAGACAAGGTAGATCAGGAGGATCAGGTGGAGGAGGAGGTGGTAATAATCCAGCTACTTATTCAACTGGAGGAACAGGAAATAGTCCACCAGTTAGTCCGCCGCAAGGTAATCCAGGTGGAGCAGGAAGAGGAACTACTGGACCTGCACCTTATTATTCAGGAGGAGGTGGTGGTGGAGCTGGTGTAACAGGATCAACTGCAAGTTCACCTACAAGTTTAGCTCCAGGTGGAGATGGAGTAGAAAATTTAATAGCTGGTGGATCACCAGGACCTTCATCTTATTATGCTGGTGGAGGAGGTGGAAGACAACCATGTTCACCCGTTGGTCCAGGTGGATTGGGTGGAGGAGGAAGTTCAGCACCAAGTCCAAATTCTGCTGGAACAGCTAATACAGGTGGTGGAGGTGGAGGTGGTAATCCTGTTGGAGCAAATGGCGGTTCAGGAATCGTTATTATTAGAGCACCAGGATCTGCAGGATTAACAGCAAGTCCAGGCACAAATACAGTAACAACTTTACCAGCCCCAGCAGGAGGTTGCAAAGTAGCGACATTTACAGTATCTGGAACATTAACAACATAAAATTATGCACTTTCATTTTATAAAAAATTGTATTATAATAACAAATAGGAGTTAAAAAATATGGCACATTTTGCAGAAGTAAACAGTTATGGTTTAGTATTAAGAGTAGTTGTTATTGATAATAATGACGTCAACGCAAACGGTGGTGATCAATCAGTTGGAGCTGAAGAAAAAGTTAAATCTATAGTTCCTTTTACATCTGGTAACAGATGGGTTCAAACTTCTTATAACAATAATTTCAGAAAACAATACGCTGGAATTGGTTATACGTTTGATTCTGTTAAAAACAAATTCATTGCACCTCAACCTTTTGCATCTTGGTCACTCGATGCTAATGACGACTGGCAAGCACCCGTTGCATATCCAACAGTTACAACTTATGGAGATAATGTAAGATACAGGATTTCTTGGGATGAAGCTGGACAAAGATGGATTGGTAAAGACGATCAAAATAATTCATTCGCTTGGTCACCTGAAACTTCATCTTGGATTGCTACAGGCAATTAAAGAATTTTAAAAACGGAGTAAGATCATGGGATCACCCAATGGCGGTATCATAGGCGTAGTCAATCCAACATCGTTTGGAAAGTGTACTGTCACATCTAAAACGTCATCAAGCCCATTAACCACGCAACCTGGAACTAGAATTGCATCTGTTGCAGTTGTAGCTGGTGGAGGTGGGGGAGGTGGATATGTTGGAGGTGGTGGAGCAGGTGGTTTAAGAACTTCAACGTGTATTTCAGTTTGTGGAGCAACAGCATATCCAGTAACAGTTGGTGGAGGTGGAGCAGCAGGTGCTTCAACTCCTTTACCAGGTGCATCAGGAACAGATTCAACATTTTCAACAATCACTTCAGCAGGTGGAGGAGGAGGTGGACCTATTGGTCCAACAGCAGCTGGAGCTGCAGGAGGATCAGGTGGAGGAGGAAGAGGAACTGGAGTTGGAGGAGCAGGAAATACACCACCAGTTAGTCCATCACAAGGAAATACAGGTGGAACTGGAGCTACAGATTCTGCCACATTTACAACAGGTGGAGGAGGTGGAGGAGCAGGAGCTGTTGGTTCAAATGCTGTAACAAGTACAGCTGGAGCAGGAGGAGCAGGAAGAGATTTAACACCAATTTTTGGACCAGGATTACCTAATTCAGGAATTTATGGTGGAGGTGGTGGAGGTGGAACTTGTCGTTGTGGCTCACCAGGAGGAGGTGGAGCAGGAGGAACTGGAGGTGGAGGTAATGGTACCAATACATCAGTTAATTGTGCAACAGCAGGAACTGCAAATACTGGAGGTGGTGGTGGAGGTGGTAGAGGATGTGCTACTGGTGTTGGAAAAGCCGGCGGTTCAGGAATCGTTATCGTAAAAGAATTAAACAAGGCCAGTGGATCGTGGCCGTTGAGTGCACAATTTAGAAGCAGGAAACAAGGAACGTGGCCAACACCACAAATTTCAGTTGACGTAGATTATTTAGTCGTGGCCGGTGGTGGCGGTGGAGGATTTAATCATGGTGGAGGTGGTGGAGCAGGTGGTTTTAGAACATCTTTCCCTGGTGGAACAAAATTAACATTAACAGGATATGGACCATTTAGTACTCCAATTACTATTGGAGGAGGTGGTGCTGGTGGTGGACCAGCTGCTGCAGTAAGTGGAAGTCCATCAATTTTTTCAACAATTACAAGTACAGGTGGTGGTAAAGGAGGTGGACCACCTGGAGGACCAGGAAATGCTTCACCTGGTGGTTCAGGCGGAGGTGGATCAGGAGAAACAGTAGCAGGAGGATCTGGAACAGCAGGAACGGGTAATTCTCCTCCAACAAGTCCACCTCAAGGAAATACAGGAGGACTTGGATCAGCACCACAATCAAATGGATCAGCAGGAGGCGGAGGAGGAGCAGGTGGAGTAGGTTCAGATAGATCTGGATCTCAAGGAGGAAATGGAGGAGTAGGTTCTCCAAACGTAATTTATGACAGCCCAACAGTTGGAACACCAGGTCCAGCTCCAGGAAGATATTTTGCAGGAGGTGGAGGAGGAAGTTCAAGTCCATGTGCTCCAACTTCAGGAACAGGTGGAGCAGGTGGTGGTGGAAATTCTGGCCCAACAAATCCTGGTGCTTGTGTTCAAGCTGGAACAGTTAATACAGGTGGAGGAGGTGGTGGAGGTCCTGGATATGGTAGTGGAGGAGCTGCCGGTGGATCGGGAATTGTTATTGTAAGAGCTCCAGGAGGAGCATCTATTGCAGCAAGTCCAGGTACAAACACAGTTACAACATTACCGGCACCAGCTGGAGGTTGTAAAGTGGCGGTATTCACGGTTTCTGGAGATTTAACGATAAGTTAATTCACTCTTTACAAACACTGTAAAAATTAATATATAGTCATTAGAATGAATCTACAGAATTATTATTACTATTTTCAAAGTGCACTCACACCTAGATTTTGTGATGAGTTAATTAAATATGGAATTGCACAGCAAGAACAATTAGCTCTTACTGGTGGTCAAACTGAAAAAATTAATAAAGGTAAAAATTTATCTGACGAAGATTTAAAAGATTTAAAAAAGAAAAGAGATTCAAATATTGTTTGGTTAAACGATCGTTGGATTTATAAAGAAATTCAACCATTTATACATCAAGCAAATAGATTAGCAGGTTGGAATTTTGATTGGGATTTCAGTGAGTCATGTCAATTTACAAAATATAAATTAAATCAATTTTATGATTGGCATTGTGATAGTTGGGAAGCTCCATATGCAAATCCAGATAATAAAGACACTAATGGAAAAATTAGAAAATTATCTGTTACATGTTCCTTATCAGCACCAGAAGATTATGAAGGTGGAGAATTAGAATTTGATTTTAGAAATATGGATCCTGATAAACAATCAGTTAGAAAATGTGCTGAAATTAAACCACGTGGGAGTATAGTTGTATTTCCATCTCATGTATGGCATAGAGTTAAACCTGTAACGAAAGGAACAAGATATTCATTGGTGATTTGGAACCTTGGATATCCATTTAGATAATGGCAAAAACAGATCAATTACAAGCTTCAGTTTATTTTAGTTCACCAGTCTATTCTATAGAAATTCCAGAATGGGTAGATGATACAAATAAGATTTGTGATAAATATATTAAAGACGCAAAGAAGAATAATGCAAAAATTATTAAAGAACGAGAAAAGAAATTTGGTAAAAAAATAGGAGATCATGGAATGAGTTATCATTCTACATCTTTAGTTGGAGATCCTGCTTTAAAAGAATTACAAGATTATATCGGAGCAACTAGTTGGAATTGTCTAGATCATATGGGATATGATTTAACTAACTATGAATTATTTTGGACTGAATTCTGGGTACAGGAATTTGGTGAAAAAGGCGGCGGGCATCACGAAGGACATATGCACTATGATAACCATATATCTGGTTTTTATTTTTTAAAATGTAGTGAAAAAACTTCAATGCCTGTTTTCCACGATCCAAGACCAGCTAAACTAATTACACAATTACCATTAAAAGATGAAAAAGAAATTACTTTAGGAACACATCAAATTCATTACCGACCAAAACCAGGTACAATGATATTCTTTCCAGCTTACATGGAACATCAATATGTGGTAGATGATGGTGTAGAACCTTTTAGATTTATACATTTTAATCTACAAGCTGTGAGAAGAATGATTACAGATACTGTAAGAAAACAAACTAAAGGAGAAGTATGAGTTTTAAGAAAAATAAATATGCAATTATAAAAGGAGCGATATCAGAGGATCTTGCTAAATTTTGTTATGATTATTTCATGATGAAAAGAAAAGTTGCAAGAACAATGTTTGATACAAAATACATTAGTCAATTTACTGAATATTTTGGCGTGTGGAACGATGCTCAAGTTCCAGAAACATATTCACATTATTCTGATATTGTAATGGAAACATTACTTGTAAAATTACTTCCTATCATGGAAGAGACAACAGGATTAAAATTAAATTCAAATTATTCTTACGCTAGAATTTATAAAAAAGGAGATGTATTACATCGTCATAAAGATAGATTCAGTTGTGAGATATCTACAACTATGCATTTAGGTGGTGGTTGTTGGCCAATATATTTAGAACCAGATGCATCACAAGGTGGTGTAGATGAAAAGACTGGTAATTACAAACCATCAAAAGCTAAAGGTGTTAAAGTAATGTTAGAGCCAGGTGATATGTTAGTATATCGTGGAAATGAATTAGAACATTGGAGAGAAAAATTAACCTTTGATGATTGTGGTCAAGTATTCTTACATTACAATAATGTTGAAACTAAAGGATCTAAAGAAAATATATACGATCGTAGACCTCATTTAGGACTTCCCGCTTGGTTTAAAAAGTGATATAGAATCCTCTTACTAGAGGAGCTTACCACCAATTCTACCTCAAGCTCCTCTGGTATTTACTGTATTTATAAGTATAATAGAGGGTTATGCCACTACAAAAGATACAATTTAAACCTGGATTTAATAAACAACAAACTGCAACCGGAGCCGAAGGGCAATGGATTGATGGTGATAATATAAGATTTCGTTATGGTGAACCACAGAAAATAGGTGGATACCAGCAACTCGTCTCTAGCACCTTAGCAGGTCCTGCACGAGACCAGCATACTTGGACAGCATTAGATGGTAAAAAATATGCAGCAATCGGTACTTCAAAATTATTAGTTATTTATTATGAAGGTTCTTTTTATGATATTACACCCCTTGATACTGCACTAACATCTTGTACTTATACATCAACAACAGGATCATCAACTGTTACAATTACTAAAGCAGCGCATGGATTAGAGGTAGGAGATTATTTAATATTTTCTGCAGCAACAACACCAGGATCGCCTACTACAAGTTATACATCAGCAAGTTTTACAACAAACGTTTTTGAAGTTAAATCAGTTCCTACATCAGGTACTTTTACACTTACGATGCCATCTAATGAGTCAGGCACAGGTGTTACTGCAGGTGGAAATTTAACAGTGGATCCTTATATTTCTATTGGGCCAACATTTCAAACTCCAGCCTTTGGTTATGGTACAGGATATTGGGGTGGAACTATTCCAACTTCAGCTACCACATTATTAGATGGAGCTATTAATAATGCAGTTACAACAATTACTGTAGATTCTACAGCCGCGTTTCCAACATCGGGTCGAATAGATATTGATACAGAATTAATTACTTATTCAGGTAAAACTGCAACTCAATTTTTAGGATGCACTAGAGGTGCAAATGGATCAACAGCTGCATCTCATTCAGATAATGCAACCGTTACAAATGCAACAAGTTGGGTTGATTGGGGAGAAGAATCAAATACTGCAGGTGTGATATTAGCGCCAGGTTCTTGGTCAATTGATAATTATGGACAGATTTTAGTTGCAACAGTTAAGAATGGTAAAACATTTACTTGGGACCCTTCTATTCCTTTAAGATTATTAACAAGGGCAACCGTTGTTGCAAATGCTCCAACAGCTTCAATTATGAGTGTTGTATCAGATAGAGATAGACATTTATTCTTAATGGGAACAGAAACAACCATTGGAGATCCATCAACACAAGACCCGATGTTTATAAGATTTTCAAATCAAGAAGATATTAATACTTGGAATCCAACGGTGACTAATACTGCAGGAACATTCAGGCTAGATACGGGCAACGAGATTATAGGAGCAATACAAGGTAAAGATTACATCTTTGTTTTAACAGATCAGGCAGCATATACTATTCAATTTGTTGGCCCTCCATTTACATTTTCAGTTAGACAAGTTGGAACTAATTGCGGTTGTATTGGTCAACATGCAATGGTGTTTGCACAAGGAGCAGTCTTCTGGATTGGATTTGGTGGTGGATTCTTTGCATTTGATGGAACGGTAAAACAATTACCATCACTTGTTGAAGACTTTGTATTTACAGATACTGGGGACAATTTAGGAATTAACTATGATGCAAGTCAAATTACTTTTGCTTATCACAATTCATTATTTAATGAAGTTGGTTGGTTTTATGCAAAAGCAGGTTCAACTCAATTAGATAGAAACGTTGTTTATAATTTTGTTGAAAATACTTGGGCCGTTGGATCTTTAACTAGAACAACTTATAATGATGCAACAACTTTTGATTTACCTTATGCCACACAATACAATGCAACAGCCACACCAACTTTTCCAACAATTAATGGTGTAAGTAATTTACCAGGTTCAACTAAATACTGGGAACATGAAATAGGTGTTAATGAAGTAGATGCAAATGGTAATCAAACAGCAATAGCTGCTTATATTAAATCAGGAGATTACGATATATCAGAACAAGGATTAGGCGGAGATGGTCAATTAATAATGCGTGTTAAACGATTTATTCCAGACTTTAAAAGTTTAGAAGGCAATGCAAAGATAACTTTATTCTTTAGAGACTATCCAGCAAATAGTGAATCAACTCCTTCTACAACACCACCATTAATTACAGGACCTTTTACAATTACATCTTCAACTGATAAAGTAGATACGCGCGTGCGAGGAAGACAGGTAAGTTTAAAAATAGAAAATGATGCAGTGGGTGAAACTTGGAGATATGGAACTTTGAGATTAGATATTGAAGCAGGCGGAAGAAGATAATGGCAAAGATAACGGCATATATACCAGAGCCTACACAGAATTATGATGTTAATAATCAAAGACAAATACTTGAAGCAATTAATACAATTAAAGATCAACTTAACTTTGGATATCAACAAGATTTAATTAATCAACAATCTGCTATGACACAATTTATATATGGAACACAATCTGGA